ATGAAAAATATTTTATTGATAAAATTCAATTATTAATAGATAATGGTTTTCAATTACTAAAAGGAGATACTTTTGATGTAGAAGATTTAACCGTAGAATATGGCGATTATATCAATTATAAAGTTCGTGGAAGGCAAATATTTGTTTCGTCTGAAAATATTGAAATAATGTACTATATAGAGCTTCTACATCCACATCTGGCAAAATAATAAAAAAAATAATTTAAAAAAAACAAAGTTATGGCAAGACAAACATCAATTAATTGTTACAATCAAATTAAAGCACAAGGGTTATTATCAAAATTAAGATTAGCGACACATTATGCTATGTTGTATGCTTCGCCTTGTACTGCTGGAGAATTACAAAGCTACATTGACAACAATCAAATTAAAGTCAAACACGCTTGGAAATTATTATCTCAATTAAGGGATTTAGGAGTAGTGTACGAAAAAAACGAGAGAAAATGCAATGTTACTGGTAGAGTTGTTATAGAATGGGATTTAACAGATAAACTACCTATTAAGCCAACAAAACTTATTAATGCTAAACAACAAAGGGTTGAAAATGCTTTAGATGCTATGCGAGTGTTATACAAAAACAAAATCACATCAAGTATTTTTGATTGGCAAGATGTGGCTAATTTAATTAGAAAAATATAATTATGGCAAGAGTAACAGTAGATGTAGATTTAGACGATTTTGATTTAGACGAACTTCTGGATGAAATTGAAGATAGGTATGGTTACGATAGAAATAAGCAAGAAATTGACGATTGGGCGAAGGACTTATTCGAGATTGAACGCCTTAACAACAACGTTAGATTAAGTCTTTTGGACACAATGAAGATTGATTTGCTTATGCGGAATTTAGATAAAATTAAACTTAACGATTTAGAAAATTTAATTTAAGATTATGGAACTTACATTACCAGAATTACGACTGCAATTAAAAGAGTTAAATAAGCAACTTGACAAACTTATGTTGCTAGGAAGTAATGACGAAAGCATCGTTGATAAAAAGAGAGAATTACAACAACAGATTAGGGATTTAAAAAATAAGAAAAAATGACAAAATCAGAATTAATTTCCAAAGCACTTATGACTTTAGGTGTTGGTGGGCAATTTTCAAAAGTGGAGTTTATTACTACCTATTGGGGCAAAAGTGATTATTTTGTGGAACGTAGCTTTGATGTTGCTTATTGTAAAGCAAAAAAAGAATTTCCAGATAGGGAGTTTAAGTGTAAAAGTAAAATAATAACCAGAATTAAATAGTTATGAAAAAAGAAACAGTACAACAGATTTTTAGTAGAAAGGTTAATGACAACCTTATAGATGTGATTTTCGTAAAACCAACAGAAAATACAATTACACCAGAAGAAGAAATGCTTAAAGTTATGGATAGTCATAGAATTAAAGTACAATCGGTAGTGTTGCCTACAAAACACCAGCTTTATTCATTAAAAACGGAGGAGCAAGTGCTTAATTGGTTACAGAATAAAATTCATAATATTAATAGTGCTTTTCATCAAATTAATACGAAATACACCGAAGATGTTGAAAGAGTAAATTGGAATAACAATAAGATGCAAAATCAACGTTTTTTGGAAATAAAAAATCTATATAAAGAGAGGGTAGAATAAATGCCTATTATCACGAATATACTAATTTGAAACATTGATTTGTATATTGTTCAGTTTATTTTCGTAATATTAATAATAAGTTTTAGTATATATTAGTATATTTACGCATAATTACGGATAATTTCTTATAAACAACGTTATGAAAGCAACAAATTATATTATAATTGGAGGTGGTGCATTAGCATTATTACTATTATTTAAAAATAAACAAAAGACAAAAGCAAGTACATCTAGTACTACTACTGGTGGAACTACTACTGGTGGAACTACTACTGGTGGAACTACTACTGGAGCAACTACTATTGGGGGAAATGCTACTGCTGGAACAAGTCAAGTAACATCTTTTCCAACCCCTACTTCAAATGAACCAGAACAAGTATTTGGACTTGGATTGCCAATTGGAATGGATTTACCAATATTAACTGCTGGAACTGGAATACCAACGGAAGTTGCCGTTCAACAAGGAGGAGTTTCTACAATGCCTACACCAGCTATTACACCTCCACCACCTTTAGGAATTGAAGAAGGATTAGAACCGTTAAGAATTTATCCGACTGATGCACCAAGACCGTATAGACCTACTGTAAATTTACCAGAATACCCATCTTACGGTAGAGAACCTGATGTAATAATGGAAAATACTTATAATACTCGACCATCTGATACAACCCCTTGGGTTATACCAAGACCAACTGCACCTTATGCAGATATAAGACTTAATACTAGAGGAGATTATCGAGATTTAATGTAAACACAATATTACACAGAATAGTAAATTTATTTTGTTATATACTAATTAAATAACATTTACTAATTTTAAATAAATTATTATGAAATCAACAAACTATATAATAATCGGAGCAAGTGCAGTAGCATTATTCTTATTATGGAAGAAAATGGGAGAAGATAAATTAAAAACTACTGTTAATCCAATAATTCCTAAATTAGAAGAAGAAACTAAACCTTTGCCAACTGTTGTTGATAAAGGTTCTATTATCACACCTAGTCCAGTAGATGTAGTGCCGACTAATAATAATCTGCAATTAGCTGAACAAGCAAGATTAGCAGAAGTAGCTAGATTAAAATCAATAGAAACTGCAAGATTGGCTGAACAAGCAAGATTAGCAGAAATAGCTAGATTGGCTGAATTTTCAAGATTAGCTGAACAAGCAAGATTAGCAGAAGTAGCTAGATTAGCAGAAGTAGCTAGATTAAAAGCAATAGAAACTGCAAGATTAGCTGAACAAGCAAGATTGGCAGAAATAGCAAGATTAAAAGCAATAGAAACTGCAAGATTAGCTGAACAAGCAAGATTAGCTGAACAAGCAAGATTAGCTGAACAAGCAAGATTGGCAGAAATAGCAAGATTGGCAGAAATAGCTAATTTGGCTCAATTTTCAAGATTAGAAGAACAATCAAGATTAGAAGAACAAGCAAGATTAGCAGAACAAGCAAGATTAGAAGAACAAGCAAGATTAGAAGAACAAGCAAGATTTGCTGAATTTTCAAGATTAGCGGAACAAGCAAGATTAGCAGAACAAGCAAGATTAGCAGAACAAGCAAGATTAGCAGAACGTGATTATATAATAGGTACTTATAATCCACGACCATCTAACACAACACCTTCGATTATGCCAACACCAACACCGTATGAATCTAATATAAATTTACAAGAGTACCCATCTATTATACCTATGCCATCTGATACAACCCCTTGGGTTATGCCAACACCAGTGCGTGAAATTATAGAACCTACCGTAAATTTACAACAGTTCCCATCTTATAATTCACAACTACTTGATACAACCACTTCGGTTATGCCAATATTAGAACCTTATATTGATGAAATAACTCCACTAGAATATCAATCTAACACAGATAATTGGATTATACCAAGATTAACTAAAAGTTATGAAGATGCACGACCTTATAATCCAAAAGATTATCAATTTTTAATATAAATACAATATGACACAGAATACTAAATTAGCTTTGATATATGGTGGCGGAATAGTTTTTGCTTCCGCATTTGCTTATTACATATACTCAATGAAAAAAAATAAGCCAATTTTTTTGGAAGAAGTAATGATTGATGAAATTGAAGAAACGCCTACACTTCAACCTAAAAAGCCAAATCCATTTACGGAATTGCTTAATAAACCGTTACCAGCTTTTAGTTTTAAACCTACTGACTATTCAGTAAAAAATCCATTTGCCGATGTGAACACCGCAATAGCAAATGTTAACCCATTTAGTGTTTCTAATAGTAATGGAAGATTAGCATAAAAAAAACTTAAATAAATTATAAAATTAAGGGCAAATGCTCTTTTTTTTATCTTTTATTATTATATTTGTACCAACAACCTAAATAAAATAAAAATGGCAAAACCAAGAGGTCTTAAAAATCAAGTGTTAACATTGAGAGCAGAAGGAAAATCCTATCGTATTATTCAAAAAGAATTAAATTGCTCCAGAGGAACTATTAATTATCATTGCAAGGAAAATGATATGACAGATATTGGAATGAAAATTCATCCAATAACTAATGAACTTAAAGTTCAAATTGCTGAATATTGCACATCTAATACAAGTGTTAAAGCAAGTGAGAATTTTGGTTTGTCCTTATCTACCGTTAAAAAATACAGAAAATATCAAGGGTAAAACCAATGAAAAAAAATTATTCATTAAGAATATTCAATCTTTTAGCAAAGAGGGTTTATAAGCTATCTAAAAAAAGAAAGTTAGGTTGGAAATGGAGAGATGCTCAAAAGTGGACTTCCGCTAATCTATTCCAGCTTTATAAAGGTAAACCAATTTCTAAAATTAGAGTAACAGAAGTTGACCAAGTTATTGTTGGTATTTTAGATGCTACACCAACGACTACTGGAGTACCTACACCTAAACCAGCACCAACAGTTTGTTTTGATGTTTTTAATATTCCTACAAAGGATTTAAAGGACATTAACTGGTGGATGTTAGCCGACCAAGTTGCTTTTTTTGATAACAACCTTAATATGAGAGTTGCTATTGGAACTACAATTGATACTGGAATAGTACAAAAGTTTGAATTACCAAACTTAAATGAAACAGTTGAGGATTTGCGTAGAGCTGGATATGGTTCAGATGAATTGATTATTTTTAGAATTTTAGTTGCTCCTAACAAAAGCGATGATGGTAAACCTTGCTCGTATTATGTATTAGCTACATTAGAAGGTTCTCCTTTAGATACGGTTACTTCACAAGAAGAAGTTGTTAAGATTGTTACAGAAAGCGATTTGCCTTTAGATATTAAAAAGGAACGTGAACTTAAAGTGCAAATTAGACAAGAAAAAATTGATGACAGAATTGCCAAGAAAAAATCTAAAGAGAGATTGCGACCATCAAAAGTTGAAGGTCAAGATGAAGCCGAGAAAAAACAGATTGAAGAAACTTTAAAAAATTTAGAAAGTCTTTATGCTAAAAAATTAATTTCCAAAGAGTTATTTCAAGCTAACGTAAAAGAATTAAAAACTAAATTGAGATTAGGAGGACAAATTTAATTATGGATAACCAAGAAGAAAAACTTAAAAGAGTTTATTCAAAAATTAAGGTTAACAGATTTTACGACAGATTAGTTAAAGGTAAAGGTAATTTCCTTGTACGGTTTGGTAGTGAATGTAATGAACTTATTTTTGATAATGTACACAATGTATTTGCAACCGAGAATAAAAATTTTCCCTCAAAGATGATTTTTTTATTTAATATGGTTCAAAACGATGTTAGGAAATTCCTTGACATAAACCCTTATATTGATGTACCGCCTAGAAAAAATGTTGCAGAGTTCAACTATAAATACGATGACGAAGTTGGTACATTAACTGCTACCGATTTAGACCACGCATTTTGGAGAATTGCATACGTTAAAGGTTACATTAGAAAAGAAACCTATACTAGAGGTTTGAATCCACTTGCTAAAGCATTACGCCTAGCTACACTTTCAGTTTTAGGTAGAGGTAAGAAATTTGATAGATACGAAAATGGAACGTTTGTAGAAACTATTGTGCGTAAAAAATCCGATGATACCTTGCAAAAAGTTTATGTTGATATTCGATACTCTTGCTACTTTATGATGTACGAACTTTCAGAATTACTTAAAGACGATTTCGAGAGTTGGAAAACAGATTGCATTTACTACCGAGATACCCCAGAAAACAGACAGATTGTGCATAACTACTTTGAGGAGAGAGAAATGCTTTTTAAACAACTGATATAAATAAACTTTACACTTATATTATTTATTATTTTTTATAATATTTTTATTTTATATAATAATTTTATTTATATTTGTATTATTAAACCAAGAAAAATGAACTTAAAGACAACACCGTTTTCTGATTACGAAAACAAAAAAAACTATGAAATTTCTAGCTTTAACGAGTTAGGTATGAACATTAACATTCTTAATGAAGTAACCCAATACCATAAGATACCAAGCGGTAACTTTTATAAGTTTGGAGTTATTATTGACGATGTTTTTAATTGGTACTTTAATGCAGTTCCAGTAGCCGATAGTAGAATCAAAATGAGAGAAATTTATAGTGCTATCTTACAAGTTAACAATGGTACTAATAACAAACCTTTCATTTATAAAGTAAAAAGACTATGAAACGTATTCCAAAAGAATTAGCCGATAAAATGGTTATGGAAGTTTTAGTTACGATTGGAAAAAACGCAGATGTGAGTGATGTGTTTGCAAAAAATTCAATGGACATTATGCAAAACGAAACTGATAATTCTGTTCTTACTGGTATTCTATTAAGCAAAGCAAAACCTTGTCTGTTTGACGATAACGAAATTGATATGAAGCTAACTATCTTGTCAGCACTTCAAACTGTTTTTACATATACGATTGAAGAAAATGATACTGAATTTAATTTCAATAAAGATTTAGCAAAGAATTTTGAAAAAAATAATTTTGACAAATGTGCGGATAGCACTAAACTAGACTTTGCGTTAAACCAATTTGTAAATGCTTTTTTTGAATACGAAAGATTAGAAAAAAAATACCCAGAATTAATGAAAATTATGTAATTATGAAACCAAAACAATTCCACGATTTTAAAACTGTAAAAGACAAAGTAAAGCATCTATTACTTACCAACCCAGCTCTACGAGATAACGATATGAAGCTAATTGCTACTTATTACTTTCACGAGATAGGAAAAGAGGAAATTGATAGCTTAAACGCCTATGAATTGCTTACAAAAATTTCTAGTTCCAAGATGACTAACTTTGAAACAATCAGAAGATTGCGTATGCAATTACAACAACACGATGAAAGTTTAAGAGGTAGTGAATATAAGAATAGGAAGAAAAGAGTTGACCCAACCTTTAAAGTATTTTTAAGAGAATAAAAAAATAATATGTTTTTGTTGTACCAATGACTTTTTTAATTATATTTGTAATCAAGAACTACTAAAAATAAAAAAATGAACATAATTTTAATTACCACCGATGGTAAAAGAAGAAAAGTAAATATCAATACTTTTGATGAAGCAAGACAGTTAGTATGTAACTTTCAGTATAATTCCTCTGCGGAAATAATAGTTCTAATGGATGGAACTTTTATCGTAATGGATGAAGATGCTAAACTAAAAAAACTTGATAAGAACCATATAGCTACGGAAATTGCACACGAAAACAATTCAATATACCCAAGTGATTATATTGCTGGAGATGTATTACTTGTAGATGATGTAGATGAATTTGATGGACTACCATACGAATAAAAAAGGGAGGTAACAACTCCTCCCCTTAAAACCAAGAAACTTAATAACAACACTATGGATAAAGTGTTTATTAACTTAATAACAAAAATAATTATATTATAGTTATAAAAGGTTAATTCTCAAATAAATATCTAAAACTATTACAAAATGATTATTTTCATTTATGAGCAAAATCCGATTTTATAAGTATTATTTTCGTGGTGTTGACAAACCAGTGATTATGGAAGCGGTAGATAGAATTACTGCCGACCAAATGATGCAACAATTAAAGCAAACTACTACTGCAAATTTAAGTGCAAAGGATTTAATTGATATAAGGGTTGAAACTCCTATAATCGGAATATCAAAGCGAAAGCGACATAACCAAGATTACGTTTGGGTTGGAAATGAATTTACCAGTGATGGTTGGTTACTTCAATCAGAATATGACGAAATACAGAAACTTAAAAACAACAACAAAAATGATAAAAATTAGTCAATCTTTTTTAAAAGAATACGCTTCATACAAAGCTGGAGAAACTTGCGGACTTCAAGTTAAAGCAAAATATGTAGATGGTGTAAAATTTCCCTCTAGCAATGCGATGGAATATGGTAACGCATTTGAGTATTTAGCAACTGGTTCTATACCTAGAGATGGACATATTCCCGAAATGGAAATGGTTTACGTTGGAACTAAACGTGAAAGTATATCAGCACAATATCAAAAAATTATACAGAGTGCCGAGTTATTTAAAAAAATAGTCAAAGCATACGAAATCGAAATTATTGATATAGGTAAGGTTTGCACCGAAGATGGTATGACTGGTATAATGGATATTATTGCCAAGTGGGATGATAGGATTTGTATTATTGATACCAAGTATAGCGGACTTATAGATGATAAGTGGTCGCAGTTTGGTTGGAACATAGATGCCTTGCCAGAAAAACACAATCTAATGATACAATCAGTTCATTATAAAATTTTGTTGGCAAAAGAGTTAAATTGTGATTTTGACGATATTGACTTTTATTTTTTCGTTTTTTCCTCTCAAAACGTACACGATGTGAAACTTATAAAAGTTCACACAGACGAAAATACCTTTGCTACTCACTTATCTACCGTTGAATGGATAAAATCAGAATTAAAAAAACCAGTGGAGCAAATATTTAAAGCAAAACCATCGCTTAAAAGATGCTTTGAGTGTCCTATATCGGATAATTGCAAATCTAAAGTAGAAATTCCCTTTATAGACGAAATCGTTTATTAAAATGACTAAAGAAGAATATCATATTGCATCAATTGATTTAGAGATTTACGAGCTAACAACATATCGTAAAAATCTTAAACTTTTTACTTTATATGAAATTAGAAAAACAAATATGTTTGCAAAAAAGTTTTATAAAATTTTAGACGAAGTAGATAGAATAACAGTAGAAATTCACGAATTAGAAAAAAGAAAATCAGAAATATTTAACTTAAACAATTAAAAAATGACAAACGCTATTAGTAAAGATGTAGTAGGTTCTTTTACTACTACAATTGAAAAATACGAAAAGAAAAATCTAGCCGAACTATTAGAGGGTTCTAGTATGACACCAGCTCAATTTAAGCAAATTGTAATCAATGAACTTAAAAGGTCGCCAAAACTTCAAGAAGCATTTGTAAAAAATCCAGCTTCATTGTTTGCTAGTATATTACATTGTGCAGAAATGGGTTTGAATCCAAGTCAAATGGTGGGCGAGTTTTTCTTTATTCCTTACAAGGATAGCATAACACCAATTTTAGGATATAAGGGTTTATTAACGCTTCTAATGAGGTCGAATAAGGTTAAGAAGATTTGGAGTGAAGTAGTTTATGAAGATGATGACTTTGAGTACGAATTGGGATTAGAACCAAAGTTATTGCATACGCCTAACCACCAGTCAATCAGAAATTCAAAAAACATAAAATGTATTTACGCTTGTGCTAAAATTGATGATGAAGTAGTTTTTAAAGTAATGTTCAAAAGCGAAATTCAAAATATTATCAATATGTCTAAATTTCCAAACGAACTTTTTTTTAATGATAAAAAAGACCCAGAGCAATGGATGGCAAAGAAAACAGTTTTAAAGCAGTTGGCGAAGCTAATGCCTAAAGATGATGACCGATTGAAAAAAGCAGTTACAATGGATGATAATATTGAGGGTGGTGGTTATCTTATTATGGATGATAACGATACTGTAAGATTTGTTCAAGGAACTGTTATTGGAAAAAAAAGTAGCATTTATGCCAAATTAATGGAAAAAAATGTACCAGAGGATTTGTTAGTGGAAAATAATATTGTAGATTTGTAACGTTGCGTGTTAGTATTAATCTGTATTAATTCTGTTTGCAAGGTTAATGTTCCTTAATTCAATTAAGCGATTGGGATTCCAATCGCTTTTTTATTGGACTATAATTGTAACATCGTTTGAACCTTGATTTGCAGTATAAATATTTCCAAAACTATCAATTGTTATGCTTCGTGGTACTGCACCAGTTGTTCCTATAATTGTAGATACTCCTAATGGTGTAATTTTACTTACATCATTACTTCCACTATTTGCAGTATAAATATTTCCAGCACTATCTATTGTTATGCCAACTGGTACTGCACCAGTTATTCCTAAAATACTCGATGCACCCAAAGGTGTAATTTTACTTACATTATCATCAGTAATATTTGTAGTATAAATATTTCCAGCACTATCTATTGTTATGCCAATTGGATTTGTACCAGTTGTTCCTAATATAGTTGATACGCCTAAAGGAGTGATTTTACTTACATTATTACTATTAAAATTTGCAGTATAAATATTCCCACTTGAATCAATTGTTATTCCAATTGGATTTGAACCAGTTGTTCCTAAAATAGTAGAAACTCCCAATGGTGTAATTTTAGTTACATTATTAGAATTTTCATTTGCAGTATAAATATTTCCAAAACTATCAATAGTTATTTCATACGGACTTAATCCAGTTGTTCCTAAAATAGTAGAAACTCCCAATGGTGTAATTTTACTTACATTATTATCAGTAATATTTGAAATATAAATATTTCCAGCACTATCTATTGTTATGCCAACTGGATTTGTACCAGTTAATCCTAATATAGTTGATGCACCCAAAGGTGTAATTTTACTTACATTATTAGCATTATTATTTGAAGTATAAATATTTCCAGCACTATCAATAGTTATTCCTAATGGAGATGCACCCGTTGTTCCAAAAATAGAACTTCCAGCAATACTTATGTTAGAATATATATAATAATTTGACGAAGCGTAAATAATGCTTCCAGAATATGAAAATAAACCTTGATTAAGCGTATTTAAGGCATCAATTACTCCAATAATGCTTTGAGAGGTTACTGGAGCATTATAAGTTACTATTACTGGGTTTGAAGTGTTTGAAATATTTATGCTTACGTTTGTAATACCAACATAAGATTGACCAGTAAAATTAAATTCATATAGAAAATTATTGTTATTAGCCGTATTTGAATTTGGAATAACTGATAACATAGATACTGGTTGCGGTAACGCAGTATTATTTACAACTCTTAAATTTATTTGACTTGATGATGAGTTCATAACCTTTTGTTTTTTATTAAAAAATAAACCGCTAATCCTATTAAAGCGACTGATGTCCACCTTAACACTTGCGGACTTACATAATTTTTGTTTTTTGCAAAATTTACAAAATGCTCACAATTAAAATTTATGAAATCGTATTTGTATTTTTCTAATTCTTCATATATTTTTTCAATATCTTCTAATTTTAAATTAGTTTGTTCCACCGAAACTATATGCCTATTCTTAATCCATTTTTCTAACGGTTCTCTTACTGTGTTTCCACCTTTTGAATTAAATTTGTCTGGATGATTGTGTATAATAAAAAGACCATCTATATCCTTTTCAACAATTCCGTAATGAAAAATTAATGCGTTAGTTTCTGCTTTTGTTTTTAATAAATTTCCAGTTTCAAGTTTAGAAATTATATAATCCCTATTTTCAATCTTTACTTTATTAATTGGTGCTTCGTTATATTTCGTCAGTATAGTCATTAAATAAATTAAAAAAATCGTTGTTAAAGAAATTTGTTCGTGGAATTAAATCTCGATTTGCTAATTGGTTTACTTCAAATATTAAATATAAAGATTCATTAGGTAATAATTCAAAATCTAAAGTTGTTCTTCCATCAAATATAACATTTTCTTTTGCTAATTTTATAAATAATGAAGTTTGAAATTGATAGGGGTCAATAGTTGGTATATCAACATACGATTTTAAAGTACCATTTACATCGTATGTATTGAATTGATAACTTTGAAGTATTTGGCTAATATTACTTGCATTTAAGTACATTTCTGTAACTCCATACATAAAACTACCCATTGATTCAACAATAGAGGTATAAGGGGTTGCATCTAAACTTGCGACAGTTACAACTCCATCAACATAAGTCGTTATGGTTGGTATATATATAGGCATTAATCAGTAGTTTCTTGTTTAATTACTTTTCCATCTTTTGACATAGCTCTTAACAATCCAGTTTTTTTGTTAATCATAACTTTTACGCCATAATCTTGCAAAATCATTGAACTTAACTTATCTAACTCTCCTTTGCTTTCCTTACTATCAATTGCTTCACGCATCGCTTGTAATCCTATTACCGCATTTTCTTTTAATTTTGTTTCTGTATCAGAAACTTGCTTTGGTTCAGCATATTTTACATCTAAAAGTCCTTTTTTACTTTTGTCGCTTTTAGGTCTTAATAGCCAAATAAGAAGTAATGCACCTCCTAGTGTAATAAACAATGTTTTCGTATTCTTATCCATCTTATTTTTTTGCTAATTTTAATATTACTAATGCTAAAATTGTAACTCCTACTCCTAAAACTATGTACGAAGTATATCTTTTACCTTGAACTCTATTTAACATTTCATTGTTATTTTGAACTGCTAAAAATTGATAAATCATACCTTGTCTTTCGGTTTCCGATTGTACATCTTGCAATCTTTCCTCTAACTGCTTTTGTTGTGCTAAACTTAATTTTGTTAGTTCTTCTTGAAGTTTTAATGCTTTTTCATTTTCTCCTTTAGCAAACATACCACCTATTACTTGTGATATAACTGCACCAAATATTTGACCGCCAACATTTGCTAAACCGCCACCACTAGATTTTGCTCCTCCAGTAGCTCCTTCAACGTTATTGTATAAATTTTCCATAATTAATCTTTTGATGAACCAATTAAATAAACTCCGAACAAAATACCAAGTCCTATACCCAATCCAGTTACATAAAGCCAAGTATCTTTTAATCTTGCAGTACTTTCTTTTTGTAAAGTTGTTCTGTAAGCTAAAAGAGTATTAGCCATAATAGTCAACCTAGCGGTTTCTTGCTCTGCTCTAATTTTTTCTTCTGCAAGTTTTTCATCCATTGACAATTGTGCCAACGCCAACTTTTTCTGCAACGCTCTATTTTTATCGCCTTCACTCATTGCAATTACACCACTAACTACCGAGCCAACAACTGCCATAATAATCCCCGCAACAATGTTTAATTCGCCATCATTTGCCATTGAATTATCTAATGCAAGTGCAAAATCTTTGTCTTGATTTATATATACTGCCGAGTAAACTAACTTTGTAATTTGAGGTAAGGTTGCGGTTTTTAACTGTATATCATAGCCAAATTGTTGCAATAATACTACTGCAACATCTGGCTTATCATATATAAAATCATTTATTTTTTTATCTATTGCCGTTGTGTTTTCCATCTTTATTAAAATCTAAATTCAAATCAACTACAATATTACAAAAATTATTATTAAGAATATTATTTCAAGGCATTTATTATTGATTGAGTATCAAAAACTTCCGTGAAATTTGTATAAGGTAATGTTGAAATATCTTCGTATAGCAAATGTTTAGTATAACTGTTGCTTTCAACGTTTACTTCTTTTGTAGGTTCGTTTGCGACAATATTAGTGTGCATATCATATCCAAAAACTTTTGGATTTGTTCCTATCCAACCTACAACACTAGGTAGGTTTAAAGCGGTAGCAATGTGCATAGAACTACTATCAATCAAAAGTCTTTTAGTAGATAGTGTAAGCATTATAGCAATACTTCTCCAGCTATCTAAAGCACCAATAGTATTTTCATAAATTAATTGGTCATCTCTTTTAATATGTAAAATTGCATAATCATTTTTAAAATAATCTACAACTTCATTTACAATTGAAGCTGGTAAATCTCTTGTCCAACTATACTTTAAAGGTTGCCCTATTGCACCTCCATTTGGCTGAATTGCCATAATTGGTTTGTCTAATTTATAGAATGGTGCAAAATATTCTTTTTCTCCTTTTGATAAAAATATTTCTGGCAATTCTCCATTATACTTTAATCCGTATATGTCGCACCATATTTTAAGTAAATGGTTGCTTTCAGTAATAAAATCACTTGTTGAATAAGGGTCTGTTATAAAAACTTTAGTGTCTTTATTGTGAATGTAGCTTTTATACAAACCTACTGCTTGTTGCTGGTGCAATACTTTGTTTACATTTGGATTTCCAATAAATACATCTGGGTAGCCAGTTATAACAATTATATTTGCTTTTTTGTATTCTTTTTTAATTACTTTTAGAATTGCGGTTGCCATTATTGACTTTCCTAAACCCCCATCTACTTGAAAAATTATTGTGTTTGCCATTTTTTTATTTTTTATTTGTTAAACCATATTTAATCCATCTATACCAAACTCTCTCGTGAATATAGTATTGTATTGGCTTGTAAACCAATTCTGCTATTCCAAATGCAGTTCCTACTTTAATAGAACCGCTTACACCCCAAACTACTACAAATCCAATTGCAGTACTTAATATTCTATAACTAATCGTTTTAGCGATATGTCTTTTATAACTTACTTCTTTTTCTTTTTTTGAAAAATCTTTAACGCTTTTATATTTTCCAGAATTGTTGCTTGTTGTAACCATATTTTACAATTTACCTTCTTTTTTCATTTGCTCTCTAATTTTAGTAGCCGAAACATCTGATATTTCAGTAGGTGGTACATACTCTACAATGTCATATCCAACACCTCTGCCAAAATTAACCGATTCAATATCTGGTATTACCATTACTTTCATAATTCCCGAACTTACTAATAAAGCATAGGTATCTTCTATATTTTTTTTTACTTGCTCTGGAGTAAAAGGATTATTTTCATTTAATTCTCCATCTCTTATACAAATCAATAAGTTTTTACCCTCGTTAAGTGCTTCTTGAAATAATGCTTGATGCGATAAGTGAAGTGGTTGCCAACGACCAACAAACATTGCATATTGATTTTTTTTATTTTCTAAAGAAGATTTAATATGAACTATTTTTTTCCAATTTTTTGTTTCCATTTTAGTTTATGTAAGCTATTAATTTATCAAATACTACTTCTGGTGCATCAGCAACAATGTGATGTACAAATCCCCCTAATTCTTCGTAAAAATGACTTTCAGTCCTACAAGGTGCATTAATTATTATTTCAGAAACGTGAAATTCTAGACCATCTAAAATAATTCTCCATTTTCTACTTCCATCAATATCATTAGGATTAAATCTAATTTGAATGAAGTAATTGCCTTCTGCCTTTTTCATTAAAATTTTTCTGCCCTCCAAAATTAAATCTTGCAAGGCGTTTGCCGTTGCATTACTCTTTTTCAAATCCATCGTTACTAAATTTAATTGAATTAATTTTATCTAGCAATTCATTTACGGAAGTAAGTTCATCAATATCGGTTGTATCAATATCAATAAAATTTGTTTCTGGTTTTTCAAAATCAACAACGTGGAAGTTTTCTCTACCTCTTATGTTTTCTGTGTGAACAAAAATCTCAACTACATCAGAAATTAGTTTAAATTCCTCTCTTAAATCTAAAAAGGGCGAAACTACCGCAATAATTACATCGTTTGTTCTATCTGCATCTAAATATCTAGCAATAGCGTATGCTTTGCCAATATTATCTCTGCGACCTTCTCTTGAATAATCTTTGTTATTAAGAATTTTACGCAAATCATCGCCATCAATAATAAATGCTTTTCTATGGGGATTGTTAATTTCTAAAGCAGTTTTTAAGTGTTTTGCTAAAGTTGTTTTTCCAGAATGGGGTTGTCCGATTAAGTTGTAAATCATTTTGTTGTTATTTTAAAGTTTCTTGGTTCAAATGTAATCAAAATTTTAAACGTAACCAAAATAATCGTAAAACCATTTGTAAGTATTTTTGATACTGTTAGATAATTCAAATCCTAAAACTTCATTATAATCATCTTCATTTTTCTCAAATTTAGGTCTTAACTGGTGGTCGCCATATATTCCGTGAATAAGGTCGTTTTCGTGTGTCAATTGAGTAACGTTTTCAAAATCGTGTGATTCGTAGTAAGGAACTTCAAAATACTCGTATAAACGCTTCATTTCGTTTTCTGGATTAGACATTAAATCTTCGTAACGAATGAATAACATTTTTTTTGCTATTCCTTGCTGAATACAATCTTTTAATCTATCCATTGAAACTCCAACTGGAACTCCATCTGCCCAAATATTAATTCTTTTATCCAATGTAGTACCAACTAATTGTGGTGCATTTTGAATATGACTTTCACGGTGTGGGTTTTTACGGAAGTTTTTTTCCATTGAAGAATAAACTGAACGTACATCTCTTACCATACAAACGATTTTTGGATTTTCGTTAAGCATATTCAAAAGGTTGTAATGAATACCCCAATCTCTGCTTTTATCAACGATAAATTCTTTTGGTGTAAGGTTATTGAAAAAACCTTGCATACCAGCTCTACAAAAACCTAAAAATGCTTTTTCCATTGCTTCTTTGTCTTGCGACAAAATTGCTTGGGAATGAGCATAAGTGTTTTTTGAATTTAAAACCAAATCGCCTAAACCAGAGGTAGGCGTACAATAAAAGTCTGGGTTTTGAGCAATTAAATTTGACAAAAGTGTCGAACCAGCTCTAGGTAATGAAGAATTGAAAAAAATCTTTTTCATAATTGTTGTTATTTATAAGTTTCTTAATTAAGTCTTTCACTCGGTTTCATTTGAATTAACAAAGAGGAGTTACCGAGCATTGACTATTTTTTAATTATTTTGCTACTTTCGGAGCTGGTGCTACTTCGCTATCTTTTGCTTTTTGCAATTCAGCAATTAAAGCATCAATAAGAGGTTTTAAACTAGCATCATCTTTTACGTTAAAGCTATCTTTTGCAGTCCAACGAACATCGTTATAACCAAATAGGTTAATAGCGTGAAAGTCTGTAATTACCGTTGGGTTATCAGCTGGTTTTTTAGCAAAAATTGCTTCGATTAAAGGCGTTACTGTTGTCAAAGTATCAGTAGCAACTTTTACTGACAAATTTTCTGAATTGATTTGTGTTTCTCCGTAACCGAAGATGTGAATTGTGAAATTTTCCATTTTAATTTATTTTTAATTTTTAATTTAATTTTGAAATACAAATATAAAAAAGTATTTCGGTTTTATTGTTTTTTTTATTTATTATTAAGGTACAATACACAAAGTACCAGCACTACTCCAAACCGAACCACTCGGTAAACCAGCACTTGCAGTTGGAATGTTTTTAATTGAAAGGTTATTTACAAATGTAGCACAATTTCTATCAGCAGTTATGTAAGAACCAGCTATTACAACGCAAGTAAATGAGCAAGTAGCGTTGTTACGACCACCTACAATTGCAGAATAACAACCAAAAGCAGTATTATTAACACCACCACTTATTGTTGAATAAGTACCAGAAGCAATATTATAATAACCACCGCCTATTGTTGAACGATTACCAGAAGCATTATTACCAGCACCACCACCAACTGTTGACAAACAATTAGAAGCAGTATTATCTTTACCTCCACCAACTGTTGAATGATAGCAAGAAGCAACATTTCCTCTACCACCACTAACTGTTGAATAATTATTAGAAGCAGTATTTTCATAACCACCACCAATTGTTGAACAAGCACCAGAAGCAGTGTTACTTTTACCTCCACCAACTGTTGACTTATTCCCAGAAGCAGTGTTACAATAACCACCACCAATTGTTGAATAATAATTAGAAGCAGTATTTTGATTACCACCACCAATTGTAGATTGACTACCAGAAGCATTATTATAACTACCACCACTTATTGTAGAACGGAAACCAGAAGCAGTATTTTGAAAACCACCTCCAACTGTTGAATAACAACCAGAAGCAGTGTTAGCTTTACCGCCACTAATTGTAGAACAACCACTAGAAGCAATGTTAGATGTACCACCACTAACTGTTGAATAAAAATTAGAAGCAATGTTACTTGCACCACCACCAACTGTTGACTTAAAACCACAAGCAGTATTATAAGAACCACCACCAATTGTTGAATAAGCGTTAGAAGCAGTATTAGAATAACCACCTCCAATTGTTGACCTATCGCCAGAAGCAGTATTATTTTTACCACCCCCTACTGTTGAAATATAACCAGAAGCAGTGTTTGATTGACCACCACCAACTGTTGAATTATTATAAGAAGCAGTGTTTTGCCTACCACCACCAACTGTTGAACGAGAACCAGAAGCAGTATTACCTTGACCACCACTAATTGTTGAATAAGAATTAGAAGCAGTATTATTTCTACCTCCACCAACTGTTGAAAAGTTACCACCAGCAGTGCTTAAACAACCACCACCAATAAATGCACAATTTCCAGAAGCAGAATTACAATAACCCCCTCCAATTGTTGTAAAACATCCAATACTCTTATTTGCAAAACCACCACCAATTGTTGCATAATTACAAGAAGCAGTGTTAGCTCTACCACCACCAATTGTTGAAACAAAACCAGAAGTAGTGTTATACTTACCACCTCCAATTGTTGAATAGTCAGTAGCATAATTACAATAACCCCCTCCAATTGTTGACCTATCGCCAGAAGCAATATTACTAGCACCGCCACCTACTGTTGACCTATAACCAGAAGCAGTATTACTTTGACCACCACCAATTGTTGAACGACTACCAGAAGCAGTGTTGCTTTGACCACCTCCTACTGTTGAATAATAATTAGAAGCATTGTTATATTTTCCACCACCAACTGTTGAACATTGACCATAAGCAGTATTATTAGTACCACCACTTATTGTAGAACGGAAACCAGAAGCAGTATTTTGAAAACCACCTCCAACTGTTGAATAACTACTAGAAGCAGTGTTATTACAACCCCCACTAACTGTTGACATAAAACCAGAAGCAGTATTTTGTAAACCACCACCAACTGTTGATGTAACACCAGAAGCAGTGTTACTTTGACCCCCAGCAATTGTTGAAGAAATATTAGAAGAAGTATTATAATAACCACCTCCAACTGTTGAACAACTACTAGAAGCAGTGTTTTTTTTACCACCAGATATTATTGATAATATACCAGAAGCAGTATTAAAATATCCACCACCAATTGTTGCATAATCATTAGAAGCATTATTATAATAACCACCAATTGTCGATGCATAACTAGAAGAAGCAGTGTTTTTTTTACCACCAACAACTATTGATAATCTACCAGAAGCAGTATTACATTGACCACCACCAACTGTTGAAAAGCATCCAGAAGCATCATTAGTTCCTAAAATTGGCTCTATACCAGTAGCATTAGCATTATATTCAAATGGACTACTTGCACCAACACAACCACCACCAGCAGTATCAAATCCAAAATTTGCTTCCGCAAAAGCAATAAATGAAGCAACATCAAAAGGCACATCGGCTGAATCAACGCAATTTGCTAAAGGTTGAGTAAATATAACAGTTGAGTTACCTAAATACTTATTGTAAATAACTATTAAAGGAATAGCATCGTATAAAGAGAGTACATCAATTGCACACGAGTTTTTCGGTGTAACTAATATTACATTGCCATTATTTGATACTTGTAAACTTCCATCTACTATTTGTAATTTTATCATAATTTTATTTTTTAAAATCCTAAATTAGCTTCCGCAAAAGCTATAAAAGAACTTGATGTAAAAGCAGTATTTGTTGAATCAACACAACTTGATAATGGTTGATTAAATATTGGTGTAAAGTTAGCTAAATATTTATTAAAAATAGAAGCAAACGGTGTTGTATTAGTTAACGCCAATGTATCAATAGCACACGCATCTTTTGGTATTACCAATATGATAGTTCCATTTTTTGATATTTGTAAACTTCCGACAACTATTTCTAATTTATTCATAATTTTTTATTTTGTTTTATTATATAACAATACATACCGCATTACCAATTCTATAAATAGAACCCGATGGTAAACCAGCTCCACTTGTTGGTATATCTTTGATTGATAAGTTATTTACAAATGTAGCACAAACTCTATCGGCAGTTATATTACTACCTACAATCATAGCACAATCACAAGAATTTGTTGAGTTCGATGCACCGCCTAAAATTGCTGAAACATTACCAGAAGCAATGTTTAATATACCACCACCAACTGTTGAACATTGACCAGAAGCAGTATTAGATTCTCCACCACCTATTGTTGATGATGTATTACAAGCAATGTTTAATATACCACCACTAATTGCAGAACAAGCACCAGAAGCAATATTACCACAACCACCACCAATTGTTGAAATTAAAGCAGAAGCGGTGTTTGATTGACCACCACCAATAAAAGAGCAATTTCCAGAAACTATGTTATTTTGTCCTCCACTAACTGTTGTCAAAGTACCACAAGCAGTATTTAAACAACCCCCACCAACGAAAGAATTTGCACCAGATGAAGTGTTACTATAACCACCACTAATTGTTGAACGACTACCAGAAGCAGTGTTTTGTTGACCACCACTAATTGTAGCACTAAAACCACTTACAGTATTTCTATAACCACCACCAATAGTTGAACGATATTGAGAAACAGTATTACAAGCACCACCACCTACTGTTGAATTACAATTGGCAGAAACAATATTTAAACATCCACCAGAAATTGTGGAAAGTACACCAGAAGCAGTATTACAAATACCACCGCTAATTGTTGAAAAATTACCAAAACCGCAGTTTAATAAACCCCCACTAATTGTAGAAATTGCACCAGAAACAGTATTACAACTACCACCACCTATTGTAGAACAAGCACCAGTAGCACAATTCAATAAACCACCACTAATTGTAGATAATTTACCAGCATTACAACAAGTAATTGCACCAGTTAAATCTCCAGTAGTTGCGTTTAATGTACCACCAGTAGTATTATGTCCTATACCACCACCTATTGTAACTCCTAAAGAGCAACATTCGTTAGTAGGCGATTGAACTATATTTCTTTGCCCTCCCGATATTACAGAGTGTCTTGAATTTGTTATGTTGCCACATCCACCACCAATAGTTGAAAAACAAGCAGATGCAAAATTAAAACCACCACCACTTACTGTTGAAGTAGAACAACAAGCATAATTACCAACACCACCTCCTACGATTGAAGAAATACCACGAGCATTATTACCAGAGCCACCACCAACTGTTGAATAACAATTAGAAGCAGTGTTAGCTCTACCACCACCAATTGTTGAATAATTACCAGTAGCATTATTTACACAACCTCCATTTACAGTAGAGAACGCACCATTAGAATTATTTTGCCTACCACCTCCCATTGTTGAATAATTACCAGAAGCAGTATTTCTATAACCACCACCAATTTTTGAATGAACACCAGAAGCAGTATTTGATTGACCACCACCAATTGTTGAACAAGCACCAATACCGCAGTTTAATAAACCACCACTAATAGTTGATAATCTACCAGCATTACAACAAGTAATTGCACCAGTTAAATCTCCAGTAGTTGCATTAAGCACACCACCAGTAGTATTATGTCCTATACCACCACCAATTGTTACCCCTAAAGAGCAACATTCGTTTGTAGGGGATTGAATTATGTTTCTATTACCTCCATTAATAATAGAAAATCTTGAATTTGTGATATTACAAAAACCACCACTAACTGTTGAACGACCACCAGAACTACTATTACAAATACCACCGCCAATTGTAGCATAATTACCAATGCCACAATTTCGTAAACCACCGCTAATTGTAGATAATTTACCAGCATTACAACAAGTGATTACACCAGTTAAATTACCATTAACGGCATCAAGCACACCACCAGCAGTATTATGTCCAATACCACCACCGATTGTAACCCCTAAAGAACAACACTCGTTTGTAGGGGATTGAACTATATTTCTTTGTCCTCCAGCAATAGTTGAAAATCTTGAATTAGTTATATTGCAATAACCCCCAACTTGACTTACATAAGTTCCAGAAGAAAGATTACACGCACCACCACCAATAAATGAACGTTGAGCAGAAGCAGTATTTAAACAACCGCCACCAATTGTTGAAAAGGAATTAGAAACAATATTGCTTAAACCTCCACCAATTGTTGCTCCAAGTGCCGATGATGTATTTAAACATCCTCCACCAACTGTTGAACGAGAACCAGATGAAATATTTGATTCTCCACCACCTACTATTGACCTTGCCCCAAGAGAAGCATTATCGCAACCTCCACTTATTGTTGCTAACGCACCACAAGTTAAATTACTAAATCCTCCACCAATAAATGAACAACTACCATAAATAGCATTTGATTCTCCACCAATTATACTTGCTAATTGACCATTAGCAATATTACCATCGCCCCCAACAATCACGCTTTTTAATCCAGAAGCAGTATTATTTCTACCACCACTAACTGTTGACCATCCACCAGAAGCAGTATTGCCTTGACCTCCACCTATTGTTGTACAATCATTAGAAGAATTATTCGCCCTACCACCACCAATTGTAGCGTAAACTCCAGTTGCATTGTTAGAACCTAATACTGGCTCTATACCAGTTGCATTTGCATCATATTTAAAAGGACTTGCAGAGCCAGTAAAATCAGATAACGGTTGAATATTCCCCATTACATCTTTTACTTTCATTACTCCAGTTGTTCCCTCTACGAAAACCGCCAAACTATTACCGTTTGGACTTGTTATATTATTTTGTTGCGATTTGGTTACATTTCCCATTATATATATATTTTATTTAAAAAACTTTATTCAATACGAAATTTCTTGAAAATATTGAATTACTTGCATTATTTGTATTCCATTGTGCAGTTATTATTAGTGTATTATTAAGCGTTGTATCAAATGTAGTATTATTAACAGTTCCTAAAACATATCCATCAAAATTATCCGCACCATTTCTTATATAAGAAAAAACTCCTCCAGATGACAACGATGCCACTCCAGATGTTCCTATTGCTCTTATTGTAAATTGTAAACTTAATGTCCACGATTTTAAAGTAGTAACGCTTAAATCAATAAGACCACTATCTAAAAGTATAACTCCTAATAATGTTTTTACTCTAATTTGTATAGTAGCACTTCCTAAACACGAAATTCCTCCATCTAAAAAACCATTAAAACTATCTCCAACTTCAAATGCGTTTGCTGGTACACTTAATGTACCAACTCCAGTGCCTATTAATGATGTTTCAACCGTTGTAGCAGTTATTATAGTACTATCAGTTATTTGAGAAAATAATCCAGCATTAACTGTACTTGCGTTTATATTTGAATTTTCAAGAACTTTATTAGCACCTACACATACAAGACAACCTTGCGTTAAATTTTCAACAGATGCACAATTCATAAATGTAGTACACGATTGAGTAGCACATAAATTAGAACCAACTATCATTGCGTTTGCAAAGTTGCAAGTGTTATTTACACAACCACCTAAAATTGCCGAACAGTTACCTTGTGCGGTATTAACAAATCCACCACCTATAAAAGAATGTTCTCCAATTGCGTTGTTAAATTGACCCCCAGTTATTGAAGCACCTCCGCCAAGAGAAGCGTTTTGACTTCCACCGCCAACTGTTGAAATTGCTCCAGAAGAAGTGTTACCATATCCACCTATTATTGACGAATAAAATCCATTTGCTATATTATAGCCACCACCCGAAATTGTCGAATGACTTGAACTTGAAACGTTTAAATCCCCACCACCTATTGTTGAATAACAACCAGATGATGCGTTGCTTTTCCCTCCAACAACTATTCCGTGTATTCCAGAAGCAATATTACAATATCCACCTCCTATAAAACTATGTTCAGCATTTGCAATATTACAACTACCACCACCTACAATAGAATTATCTGCAATTGAATTATTTTTATAACCACCGCCTATTATTGAATAACATCCAAAAGTTGAATTACATTTACCACCAGCAATAGTTGAATCATTACCGTTTGTAGTATTGTAGCTTCCACCACCTATGATTGATTGATTAGCACAAGTTACGTTTTGCTGACCACCAGCAATTGTATCAAAATTACTATAAGTACAATTACAAATACCCCC